TTGCGCTATACTCAAAGTAGAGTATTCTACTTGTGTCAGGGGGGAATAAACTCCCCTGACTGAAGAATAGAAAGAAAAATACAATGCATAAATTCGAGAAATCCGGTTTCGTAGGTCCATTTAAACTAGAAGCAATCGTGTCCTTACCTACCCCCTCAATTGGCGAGGCTAATCCCGGGGCGTTCCAGTCTGAGTTGAAAAGTTCTTTCGAGATTGCTGGTAAATTTGGGGTAGGGCTCGGAGTGTGCGATGTGTGCGGTCAGCCATTGACCCACAACGCAATCGTAAGCTGCGCTTCGGGTGCATTCACGGTTGGTCTGGATTGCGCTCAACACATTGGAGATACTTGCCTAGCAGACGTTGCAAAAGTTGAGCAAGCAAACATTGTTCGAGAGCAAGGCCGAATTCGCCGCGAAGCCAAGCGAGAGTCTAAACGCCAAGTGTGGCTAAACTCGGAATGCGCTAGTGGTGAGACCAACCAAGAAAGACTCGACCGGGAAGCAGCCGAGCGAAAAGCGGAACGCGAGGCAATCGAGAAACGCAAGGAGGCAAGAAAAGAAATTCTTGAGCCAATCGCAAAAGTTCTTGAAGACGGCAAAAGCGGTTTTAGAGATTCAGTGGCAAAGGGACTTCGCAGAGGAGTTGCCCCATCGGGCAATGGGTTGTTCATTGCGTGTGAGATTTTCGGGAAAGCTTCTGGTCGCCGAGGTAGCGCCAAATTCAACGAGGCATTTGCTCAGGCAGAAAAGATTTTTACAGAAGCAGAAAACATCTAACCCCAATCGGGGGCTTCGGCCCCCATACATTATACTATTATGTTTTACGCTAACAATTGGCACTACAGAGAGCTGGCAGACTTCTACCCGCAGGGCTGGCTGGATGATTGCATCGAGAAGAAAGATATACCTAAAGTAATCTATCCCGAATCAACCGAAACAGTATCTGATTTCATAGAGCAATATCTGGATACTCCTCCAGATATTAAGGTCAACGATCTCAGTGGATGGGATGACGATATGGTTAAATTGGCTTTATGCGCTCGCAGAATGTTTAGAAAGAAGAAAATCTGGTGATTAAATATATCCTAATGCTATGCGCCTCTCTCCAGCTTAATGCTGGGGTAGTAGCTCTCACTCTGCTCGCAGAGGCTCGTGGAGAGGGTAGGGACGGCTTAGGAGCTGTCGCCGCCGTAATCTCCCAGAGAGCAATTAACCGAGGCCTGACGGCTCGTGAGGTGTGCCTGCAGCCCTATCAGTTCTCTTGCTGGAATGGTAAGACTGAGCAGGACCTGCAGCACCTATACAGGTCTCCTATGGCGGCCTTCGCATTTTACCTCGAAGAAAACATTGACCGCATTGACAGGTCTAAGATTAACTACGCAGACCACTACTACGCAACACGGATCAAGGTCCCATACTGGGCTAAGGGCCGTAAGCCTGTAGCACAAATCGGAAGACATATTTTTTACACGTTATGGAAAACGAAAAAGAAACAATAATAACCGAGGACAACCCTCGAGGACACATGTGCTCCTCAAAAATAGGAACGCACGAGGAATGGGGTAATGCCTTCGACGCTTTCTGGCGTAAGAGGGGGATGGAACCTAGTTACGATAGCCGATTAGGGCTTAGAAAGATAAAAAACGATGAATAAGACCGCGCAAGACATACTGAGAGTAGCAGAGGATCTGCTGAAACTACCTGAACAAGTAGCCGAGAGAAACAGAGAGCACCACAAGCTCAAGGCTGATATTGACAGTCTCAAAATCGATGCGGCCACTGCGGCCATAGACAAGCGGCTCACTCTGCCTCGCTATCATTACGAGCTCAACCCTCTCGACCCAGACGCAAGCTGGGATCGCATCATTCAAGAGGGTCAAGCCATACAGCACGCATACTACACTCAGGGTGAGGAAAAGTGGCAGTCTGAGCTGGGTAACAGTCCCTCTGGGAGAGGCTGGTATGGCTCAGTGTCAATGCCTGTCATCACAATTGTCGCCACTGCTCCCGAGTATAATTTCAGGAGCACCAAAAGGCTACCGGGCAGGTTTCGTCTGTGGTCTCCTGCTCGCTGGGGAAGCGCACTGAGATTCCATTGCGACAAAGGGCCTACCTTCCACGATAACTGGACAACGGACTCTGGTATTCCTTACGGATTCAAGACTGATGCGCCTATTGGAATTTACGTGGAGCCCACTGTGGACGTTGACAGTAACTTTCGAGTGAGACCGTTTGAGCAGTCAATCGAGAACTGCTTGATCGTTGCTCAAAACGGGACGCTGCCAATCTACCTAGCGCAGAATCAAGACAGGTTCTGGATCCGCGATTGTAACATCATGAATCATCAAGGGGCTCAGGTTGGGATCAAGCACGGGCCTCCAGTGAAGACTGATGTCATCGATCAGCCTGAGTGGGGTAACTGCTATCTTGCAGATCCTAGGTTTATTGATCTGCAGATGGAAGGACCTCACAATGCTATGTCTCCTCAGGCGGCCATCTTCGCCTCAGGTAATAACATACATATAAGAGGTCTTAACATGTATGGCTACATGCAGGGAGTCTACCTGCACGGAGGGGCCAACCGTTACGTTCAGGGACAGATTCACACCAGCCACACGGCTGACGGCAGGAAGCCGTTCCCGAGTCACCTCTGCCTAGGAGCCCTGATCAATCAGTTCAAGGAAGGCACAGAGCATGCGGAAATATGGGGAGCTCCTGTCCACACCTACCCACGCTCTGCAACGGTAGCTACAGAGACTATGGGAACTCACAAAGCAGGGGAGGGATTATATGGAGGGTAGCGTCAAGCAGCTTATTAAAATTGCACGCAGAGTGTTATGCTATGTGCCGAGGGCTTACGAAAATGACGGACCACACGGCGAGCTGGAGGCGGCCATCAAAGATGTGGAAAGTTTTCTTGATGATAAAATGAAACCGGAAGACCCAATTAAAAGTGCCTAAAAAAACATGCGGCCTGTGCGGCAAGCTTAGGCAAATCCGAAGCTTTCACAAGCGGACATTAAGCAAAGACGGGCTGCAGCCATACTGCAAGTCCTGTCGTAAAGAAGATAACTACGGTAAACATATTAAACACAAATGATAAAAGCATACCCGAGAGGGGCATCCAAAAGACTTCCCGTCATAGAGACTAACCAGCAACGATCAGATGAAATGACGTTTGAATACTCCAATAGCAATAAACGTAAACGAGGAAGCAATTACACAAGGCCTAAGCGCCGCTAGACTTTCAACCCGCGAGTGCGGGACTTGAAAACCAAAAGTAGAAGATCCGTCAAATCTCTGAGATATGTCGGGGAGGGGCTGACGGTCCTCCCCACTCTTTTTTAAAGCTATGAACGATAAAATAAAACACGAAGATCTTTTGATATTAGGCAAGGGTTACGCATCTGCAAACTTCAGTCATCCTGACTGGCCAACTCAAGCTATAGTTATATTTCGGAGACTCGACACAAAAAGCAACCGCTCAAATTATGCGCTAGAATCGATGAACGGCCCGTGGACGGAAGACCGCGAAACATACGCAAGCGACAAAAGCGATATGGCTGCAGTGTCTGTAGAATTGATGGAATTCTTGAGCGTTGTTTTTGAGCCAAAGAATTTAGAGAAGTTCTGGAAAGGCCGCGTATGGTATCGATAAAAACCATCGAGAAAGATTGGGACATTGGAGGCACTATCCCCAGTGACGCAAACCCGAGTGAAGAGTTTGAATTATGGAAAGAGTTCGCGGAGTCTCACCCAAAGTGGTGGAGCGGGACTGAGTTTACTCTGGAAGACTTCGAGAAATACGTGAGTGAAGTGGTAGAGTTTGGAATTTATGATTACTGATAAGCTAAAAGCAATCGGAGTTGATTTACTCGACTGCGATGAAGACAGAGATCGCATAGCATTTACCTACGATCTGGATGAGGTGTCTACAATGTATATCGTGTCCCTAATTTGCGACACGTTAAACCTGACAACAAAGGAGTTTGCCGAGAAGGTCAAGGTATCAAAGCGAACAGCAGAGGGCTGGCGCTCAGGCAAGTCATCCTCTGCTGTCTGCAAGTTGAAGATCTACAAGTTTCTCAGATCTCTGGATCCGAATCGGGAGCCCTCTCCTTCAGCGCATCTGCATACAGGTTCTGCATAGCAAAATACATGTCCTGCAGAGCAGATAGTCTGCCTGCAAAGTAATGCCGCTCCTCGGAGCTCAGGCCGGGTCCAGACACGTTGCTGGATTCGGCCTTTATTAGTTCATTGAGTATTTCATCGAGTCCCTTCCTGACTGGGTGCTCTTCTGCCAGACTGAAAGCGTCCAGCATCCACTGCTCGTATCCTGAGAATTTGTATTCGTTAGGCATTCGGGTTAACTCCTATTCTACCAATCTGCGCGTTCTGTTGTTGTGTAATTGACATCTGCAGGTTCTGCGCGAACTGCTGAACCAGTTGTGCGAACTGCTCGTCTTCCTGCATTTGTTTTTGATACTTTGGATTGCCCTGAATTATCTGCTGCACAAACTGCATCTTAATTCCTGCCGAAGGATCGCTCTCCACGAAGTTAGGCTGGTTGCCCAGTGACATAAGGGCCACTTGACTGTTCATCTCATCGAACATCTGCTGTGAGGCTTCTGCCTGCTCGATGACCAGCTCGTCTGCCAATGTAGGATCAATTACCTGCAGTTTTTTCCTGATCAACTTAGTCCTGTCAACAATACCCATCGTGTCTTCTGGCAAGACAAACTGGGAAATTGCCTGTAGCTTTTTCTCGACGAACTCATTGTCGAGCTCTCTGACATCGAAATTCAGAGTAAAGTTATATTTCTTCGGGTCTCGAGGCAGCGGCATGTCAGTGCCTGTTACCATTGCAAAGCGTTCGTCCGTATCAAAGACCTGCGTCAGGTCCCAGATTCTTCCAATGACACTGCTCATGTGACGCAACCAGCGATGCACGTATGCCTGCTGCCTGAGTTGAGTTTCCACTGGAAGAATTCCTGCATTAGGCCTGCCGAAGTAACGGTCAGTCCGAAGCTGAATATGATCCATAAGCGTGAACGCAAGTTCAGCTCCTCGTCTGGGTGACTCCATCCAGCCAATGTCGCCGGGTCTCTGCTCAGAAACCTGAACGCCGGGGCCAACCTTAATTCTCTGACCATACCTGAGAGGCACTTTAAGCGGAGGCAGCGTGTCAAAAGATGATCTGTCAAAGACCATATCCGATTGGGCCTTGTATTCTGCCTGCCACGTTTTGACAATCTCGGAGACTCCGCGGGATTCA